GAAAGACAGTAAAAAAGAGGAAGCTGAATTACTCATTGATGATATTCGAGAACGACTCAAAGCTCATTCAAAATGGAATACCACAGACGCATCTCTTGTAGTCAATTTTTCAGCAGGTATAGTTGAATCTAACACACATGCTAAACTCGATGCTCTTATTGACCAATGCGATAAATTGCTATACTACGCAAAAAGTAATGGACGGGCACAAACCGTCGTTGCCACTTTTGGCTCTTAGCAGCTCTTTAAACAAACATCCTTGAAAAAGTTTGCATGAGAGCCGAAGCACCTGTAGATGTCAGAGAAGTATGTCAATTAAGTGGGATCCAGTAATATTTGGCGGGAATAAGTGGGAAGCCTTGTACTGTAAGGGTTTGGGCCAATTTTAAAGCGCCAAAATAAATTAGCACTTCGACAGAGTAGTTTGGCGAAAGTTAGAGAATGTCTGAAAACTAAGGTGCAGTTTGGCAACTAACAATTTGGAACTGCTACCAGCATAGACTAATTACGTTAAGACTAGTTTAAATAAGGCCTCACGAGATGGTTAGTCAATGTAATGTGAGGCAATTAGAAACAATCTATATCGCACTTTCTAAATTGTAAGTGCGATCCTCAAATAGCGCGTTTTTATGTTTAAGTGCGATCCAAAAAAGCGTTTAAAAGACATTCAAAAGGTATTAGAAGCTTCAGTGACTCTACCAACAATATTGAGTAGCTCTCTGTAATCTTCGTTAAATGCCAACGGAATGAACTCATCGTTCTCTGCTTGCAGAATGAGGTCCCCTAAGAGGGTTTTATGGACCTTTCGACACGTGAAATTATCTTCAATTTTAAAGCAATAGATGTGACCAGGGTGTAAGGCTTTATCGCTTTCATCTATTCGGCAACGAGCGCCCTTTTGAATATGGGGCTCCATGGCATTATCTTCGATGACAATGAATTGTTTTTCTTTATAGTTTGCAGTTCCTTGCACTAATGAGATTGCATTTTCAATTTCTTCTAAATCAGCAACACCTTCTAGAACAACCCTGGTTCGCGCCTCGACGAGCTCTCTAAAGCTAAATTCCGTTTCTTTGTGAAGTAAATAGAGGTAATCGACATCAGGGAGTCGATCTTTCTCATAAGACTTGAGTGTATTTTCATGCCATTGGTCATGACGCCTTGCGAACTCCTTCCTGCTCATTTTTTCTTCACGAATACTTTTTATCAAAGAGCAAAATTCATTCACGTTCATAAAAAACCCAACTTTTTATTTTTAGTTTTCAAAGGCATAAAGAAATTAAGACACATTTGTGTCTACACATGCTTTACATGAGACATTTTTGTGTCCTATGATTCAAAAAAAGCAACACTAAATGGATCTAAAAATGTACCAAAAAGATTGGCACCCAGCAGATATCGTCGCTGCAATTCGTAAGAAAGAGCTCACTTTAAAAGATCTCTCTATTCAAAATGGTTTAGCAGCCAGGGCATGTGATACCGCAATGCACAGACCTTACGCAAAACCAGAGGCCGTTATTGCAAAAGCTCTAGGGCTGCACCCCAAAGAGATTTGGCCTTCTCGTTATCACGCTAATGGCACACGTCGCAGATTTCTACATAGCAAGATTGTAGCAAAGGAAGCGGTAAAAGAAACTCGCGGCGTAAAAAGCGCATAAGACACAATTGTGTCTCACAATAACTAGAGAACCTCTTATGAAACTATTTACTGCCAAGGAAATCGCTGAAGCTCTCAATATTGCTAAGCGCAATGTTAGCTTGCGAGCTAAAAATGAGGGCTGGCCATTCCAACTACTCGCTGGTTTGGGTGGCAGAGTTCCCCACTATCTTTTCGAAGGCCTTCCTGAGGAAGTGGCTAATGCAGTTGAGAAGAAATTTCACCCCAGCTCTCTTGCGTCAAAGGCCAAAAACAAGAAGACAGTTGAAAGCACCATTAGTGAAGTGGAAAAAAGCATTACCCTAGATGCGAGAAAGAGTGGCTTATTAGATGCTTCATACCAAGATGAGAATGCCAAGCGCGCTAGCACCTCTCTATTCATATTAAAGCTGGCTCAAAGTTTTGCTGCTGAAATGAGCAGTAAAGTCTCAGCTTGGAACACTTTTATTGGTCTATATAACAACCGAGAACTTGAGATAAATGAAGCTCATTATCGCATTAAGCCAAGCCTAAGTTACCGCACACTTCTTCGTTGGGAAAAAAGCTACGAAAAGCACGGTTTCCAAGGGTTAGTTACAGGTTACGGTAAAACCAAGGGCAAGAGCATCATTGAAACCACGCCGGAAATGAAGCGATATTCCGTTGCTTTAATCCATCAGTTTCCACACATAAAGGGCCAGCGCTTATCTGAACTTCTTAAGATGGAGTTTGAGGGAAAATACTCAACGCCTTCACCATCGACTTGTAGAGATTGGCTACGGAAATGGAAAGATGAAAACAAAACCACTTTCCTATCTCTTATGGATGCCAGTGGCTGGCAGAACAAACACATGGCAGCTTTTGGCAGCCGCAGTGCAGGTGTTGAACGCATCAACCAACTTTGGGAATTTGATAGCACACCAGCCGACGTAATGCTTACCGATGGTAGATATTCAATTATTGGTGTAATTGATGTGTTTACACGACGTGTAAAAGTCGTTTTAAAACCTACATCGAATGCCGAAGGTATTGCACTTTTAATCCGCAATACGATCCTTGATTGGGGTATTCCAGAAGTCGCTCGAACAGATAATGGAGCTGACTATTGCTCTGCGCATATCTTCGCGATATGGGATGCACTTGGTATACACAACCAAATTACCAATCCTTACAGCGGCTGGGAAAAACCCTTCATAGAACGTTTCTTCAGAACGTTTAGCCATGGTATTGCCGAGATGCTATCGGGCTACATTGGTCATAACGTTAGTGATCGTGAAAAGATAAATGCTCGCCTTACTTTTGCTCAGCGCTTAATAGAGCGGCGAGAAAAAGGCGCAGATAGAGTAGCGCTTGATGTATCTATCTCATCAACTGACTTCGAAAAATTCATTAATTCTTGGCTTGATTACCACTACGACCATACCGAGCACAGCGAGCTTAGGTGCACACCATTTGAGAAATTCACTCAGCATCAGCAAACGATTAAGCGTTTAGATAACGAAAGGCTTTTAGACGTTTTGCTTGCTCCCGTACCTAGTCAAAAAGGCTTTAGGACCGTTGGAAAAGAGGGTATTAGCGTTGAGGGCGTAGAGTACATTCATGCAGAACTAGGAGCCTATATTGGTGAACGAGTTCACTGTCGTTTCAATCCTGATGATATTGGAAAAATATTCGTATTCGATCCCGTCAAGCGCGAATTCATCTGCGAGGCGTTTAACCCAGAACTAGTCGATAACGAAATAACAATGACGCATGCTCAAGAAGCTAAGCGGATTCAAAGAGCGAGGCTTCGCAACGAGCGAGAAGCTATAAAACAAGCATCGAAAGAATACGATGTCAGTGATGTAGCGCAAAAGTTTATTGCGTACCGTGAAGCTCAAACAGGAGGCGTATCCGCGTTTCCTAAACCTTCTAAGCAGGTTAACACATCAACTATTACGTCCATCACTACTGCGACAACTGAAACGCAGGGCTATTCAGAAGAACAAAAAAGTGAATTTGAGAAACGTAGAAAAGAGCTTGAGGCCGTTGAAGCGATACGTACTTCCGCGGAGCCCACATTCTCAAGTGATCATCAAAAAGCACGTTATTTCACCGAAAGAAAAACTAAGGGCTTGTTGAGCCCTAGCGAAAAAGCATGGCTTCACCAATATCGTCGTGAGAACCGACGGGCGGCAGCCATGCTCGATAATTTGTATCAAGACAATACAGCTAACAAAGGAAAGTAGAAATGAAAGCGACTACCGCAAAAACAAAAAACGTTATGGCAGCATTCGACGCCTATCAAACTATATACCAAGCCTCATTAGAGGGCTCACCCGCTATATGTCTCTTTTCAGGTAAGTCAGGACTTGGCAAAACGACAGCGGGGGCGTTCCTGTTCGTTCAAGCTGACGGTGTTTTAGTCCGCTGCTACAGAGCAGACACATTGCCAGCTTGGTTATGGCGACTCGCACGTGAACTAGGGCTAGATAAGCGTAAAAGTAAAGTTGACATGCTTAATTTTATTGTTCGAGAACTCTCATTGAGTGGAAAACCACTGTTCATTGATGAGTCTGACTACATCGCTGACAACATCGAGATTCTTGAAACAATACGTGACATTTACGACATGTCTGGCGTACCAGTCATCATGATTGGTTATGACTTGCTTCCCGTAAAAATCAAGCGACTTGAGCAGTTACACAATCGCATCAGCCAGCACGTAAAGTTTCAAAGAGCCGATGAGGAAGACATTTCTATCATGGCGAGTGAGCTGGTAGAGCACACCGTCATTTCGCCTGACCTACTGCAAGAGTTATTAGATGTCTCAAAAGGTAACTTTCGACGCATCACTACTGGTCTTGCAAGTATTGAGAGGTTCACAAAGTCGAACAACCTAAAAACAATAAACGCTGATCAATGGGCCCAGCGTCAATTTTTCCCTGTCGCGGAACTGTAGATATGTCTCAAACCCTCAGCCAGCGTAGCTGGGAGTGGATAAAAGAACAGCCAGACTTTCACTCGAATGAGCTGGCAAAGGAAATGGAAGTCTCGTTGTACCAAGCGCAAATGGTAATCGACCATCTTAAGCAACTTGGTGCTGTAACAACGGTAAATCGAAAAGCAAACCCGGTCGTTTACGCAAAGGTTGCACGTGCAAAGCCACATTTACCAGGGAAGAACACAACTAGCCCTCAGCCAGGTTCGAAGCGCCAAAAAATTTGGCAAGCCATGAGGTATCTAGAAGTGTTCACTATTCCTGAAATTGTGGCCCTTGCAGAGTGCAGTAGGAGCAGTGTGGAGCGCTACCTCACTGACCTGTGTCGTTACCAGTACGTTGTGAAATTAAGCGGCTTTAACAAGCGCGCATCTATGGCAAAACGCCGAGGCTGGCACAACCGCTACAGACTACTGAGTAACACTGGGCATATGTATCCCATAGCCCGACAAGCAGGCTTATACGACCAGAACCTTAAAAAACTAGTAGCAGCTACTGCTGTGACTAAGTGAGGAAACATGGATTGGTATGAATTATTAGCGAACAAGGTCAAGGAATTGGGTCGTCGTCAGGTTGAGTTAGACACGGGCATGAGTAAGACCACACTTTCTCAGGTGCTTAATAAAAAGTACCCAGGAAGCATTAGCAATATTGAAAAGAAAGTACTGGCAGCGTACGCAAATTTAACGGTGCCCTGCCCAGTGCTTGGTTCAATAGCGGTTAAACGCTGTTTAAACGAACAGATAAGACCGTTTTCGGCAAGTAACCCGCAGCGCGTCAGGCTTTTCAGAGCGTGCCAAAACTGCATACACAGGAGCAAGCAATGAACGCTTATAACACTGCTTTTAAGAAAAGAGTGGATAAGGCGAGCCTGGCGATGACGCACCTAATCAAACAAGGGTGTGCCATCACTGGCCTGTCTATACAAGACACATCCACCGTTATCAATATCCTCCCGCCAAGAGATAAGCGGGTTAAAGGAACACTGATTTCAATTACGGGAACGCACACTGGCCGCTGTCACATGATGGCTACACGACTATACGGCTGCACGGTGCAATGGCACTTAACCAATGAAGAACCACAACAGGAATTAAACGCATGACATCTATCGACAAGCTTTATCAAATTGCAAAACCAGAAGCCCCAACTGGTTTCATGGAAGATGGTGAGGGCAACCTGCGTCGTAAAGACCGCATCAAGCCTCTTGAGATTGAGCGCGACAAATTAACAAGAGAGCTCTTTCTTAACGCAATTTTGGTGCATGACGAACTACAAGCGTTCACCAAAAAGTTGAAACGAGACGTTGCTGAGTTTGTAAGTCACGCAATGAAGAATTATGACAAACGCTTGGGCGGCACCAAGGGTAATGTCACGCTTTATAGTTTTGACCGTCGCATAAAGATTGAGCGCAGTCGTCAAGACAGATTGTGTTTCAACGAAAACCTTGTAGCCGCAAAAGCAATGATTGACGAGTGCATCAAACGCTGGTCGAAAGGCAGTAACAAGAACCTCCAAGCCATTGTGCAAGGCGCATTTAAAACCGATAAGCACGGGCGCTTTAGCGCTGCCAAGGTACTAAGCCTTCGCCAACACAACATTCAAGACGAGCAATGGCAACTGGCCATGACCGCACTGGCTGACGCCATTGAGGTTGATAGCAGTGCTGAGTACTTCCGCATTTATTTCCGTCTCGAAGATGGCACGTATCGCCAGCTTGCCCTGGATATCTCAGACATTACTACTACTGACACCAACAAGGAGTTGAAAAATGAGCAACCAACCGAAAGTGCTTAGCCGAACCCACATTGGCTCGAAACGAGAGCTAGCCGAAGCCGTTGCGCAGCTGCCGCCAGACGTTGATGGAGTAGAAGAAACTTACGTGATGAACGTGTATCACGACGAAAGCAACAACGAAAAGTGGCTAGAAATAATGCCAGCTAACTAACAAGCGGCCCTTCGGGGCCCTTAACCAAAGCCTTGAACGTTCAGGGCTTTGTTTAGGGAAAGGAGAAAACCATGCTACGTCTTTGTTTATTTATGATGTTTCTTTACGCCGCCGCGTATTGCTTTTACTTCGGATACAACTGGGGAGGTGCGTTTTCTCTTTTAGTTGCAGCGTTGCTGTTTGCTCAAGCGTTCTTTCAAGGCGCGGCTGACAGCTTGCCAAACGGAGACGAATAAATGTCTATCAAGCGCGGGTTAATTACCAAAATTCATGTCGCAAAAGCGCAGCTCAAAATGGATGAGGACAGTTACCGCAACTTGCTTCAACGCGTTACAGGGACGAATTCATGCGCAGGCATGAACGTAGAACAGCTTGAGCGCGTCATGGACGAAATGAAAGATAAAGGGTTCAAAGTCAGAAAAGCATCTTCTGGACGCAGACTGTCACCCAAGTCTAAAGGTACGGGAATAGACAAAATACGTGCTATTTGGATAACCATGTATCAGCAAGGTTTTGTGCGAGACGGTTCTGAGAGTGCATTAGACGCCTATGTGTCTCGCATTGTTAACGTGTCGCACGTGGGCTGGCTGAAAGATGAGAGCTTGGCACAAGTACTGGAGTCACTAAAGAACTGGCACCGACGTGAGATGGCAATAAAACTCATTGCTGAAGGGTACACCGTGTTGAAAGGTCATAGAAAGGTGTGGAGTACAGAAAAAGCGCCTTACGAGTACGTAAAAAGCGCTTTTGAGGAGCTGATGCCGTGAGCAATCAAGAGCAGTTCGATTTTGACGATGACTTTGACTCACTATTGGAGCACCTGCCGGATTTAGCTGACGACAAAGCACTAGCCATGGCCAGATACAAAGAGCACTTGTGGGCATTGGTTTTAATTTGTGAGCGACGCCTTAAAAAGGCAAATATCGAAGATAGCAAGGCGTACAAGCTTAGCTGCCAACTTATCGCAGAAATAGCGCATTACCAAGGTGGTGAGTGTAGATACTTACCACGCGGTGAACGCCTTCAACAAGAACTACGAGACATTCAAATGTTTCGTTTGTGGCACAACCACAACTGGCCAGTAGAAAAGATACGAAAAGAATACTGCCCTGAACTCAATCAAATTCGTGTTTACGAGATTCTGCGCACCAAGCGTGAAGAATATCGCAACAAAATTCAACCACAGCTTTTGTAGGTGAAACGATGACTCTACAAGTACTCGGCCACACCATTACGCAATTACAGCTCAATGCCATTTTAGATGGCAGAGGAATTGAAAGCACTCGCGAATTGGCAACTAGAAGCAAGCTCCCTGTAACCGTCGTCAAAGAAGTAGTGCGACGAGTTCAGTTTGAAGGTTTAAGAGTAACGCCAGTATTAAACAAACTGCTTTACGGCGGTAACAACAAATTATCAGGAGAAATACCAGTGATAGAAAAAGAAACCGAGTCTGAAGAGATTCCAATGGATGAGTTGTTTGGCTGTGTGGAGCTTTCTAAACGCGGCTCTAAGCTTTTATTCAAACTGTTTGAAAGTTTAACCAAAGACCATTTGATTGCTGCTGGCTTTACAGATGAAGACATTGAACATTTTGGTGGCGTGTATCACACCATCAAATACCAAGCGCTTGGAGAGCTTTAATGAAAGCTATGAATAAAAACAAAACAACTCTTCAACGCGAATGCGAAGAATACTTTGACAATGTTGAGAAATCAGGTGGGAAAACTCTCAAGTTTTCATGCCCTCACTGCAACGCAACACTGAAAACTCTAGTAAACGATACTAATCAACCATGGGATACTTTGAGTACATGTTGGTACTGTGAGAAGTCTTTTATGAAGATTACGCCAGGGCAAAATCAGCCTGTAGAAACCTGTATTATTAAATAAGGCAACCAATAAATGCTCCAAATACTCACACAAGCAAGCCTGTGCGAAGCTGACTTTAATCAAAAGATAGATTTCGTTATTGAAGGCTTCATCACTAAGCGCATGATGACCATGGTGTATGCCGATGGTGGGAATGGCAAAAGCTGGTTAGCGTTTGCGCTGGCAAAGTACTGTGCTCCCCGAATGAAACAAGTGTTCTACTTAGATTTTGACAACCCACTGAGTGTATTGAAAGAGCGAAAGGTACACGAACTGCTTATCGCACCTCATGCAAACTTGCACTATGTGCAACGTAGCAAAAGCCCCCTGCCCCCGTTTGAACTCCTAAGAACGTTGGCAGAAAATGCTACTGCTAATCAATTTGAAAACATGATCTTCTTTGTGGACAGTCTTCGAGACTTCGCCGATGTAAACAACGAAGCCAAAATTGGACTGGTAATGAACCTACTAAAAGATATTCGAGAAGCGGGCGGTACCATTCTGATACTCGGCCACAGTAATAAAGATGGACGCAATTACCAAGGCAGTAATGCAATTCGAAATAGCCTAGACAATATGTATCAGCTTAAGAAGCGAGAGCTTGCTGAAGGCGTAGGTGTGATTCTTGAGGTCAGGAAAGAACGTGCCGCCATTGTCGACAAAGCATTTGATATCGACCCGAATACGCTAGACCTAGAAGAGGTAGATTTAATTGAAACGCAAGCCTCAGAACAAGACCTTGAGTTTGTAAACCAGGTTAAGCACGTGTTAGTTCGAGAAGGCCAAGTTGGAAAAGGCGACCTGCTTAACGCCGCTGGATATGCCAAAGATGATAAGACCGCTCGCGCTAGACTAGAAAAATACGACGGTATTTACTGGAAAAGCTCTAAACGCCACACTCGCATATTTTACCAGTTGTCGTAGTTGTAGTTGTTGTAGCCACCCCTTAAGGTAAATTAAGTAGTAGTCTGCTCCTTGCAGTTGGAAGATAAAGTAGTCCGCAAATCGCTGGCATGAGTATTATCGCATCCACTGAGAGAGAGAAATTTTCGGTATCTCTCACGCTTTTTTGCAAGGAGTAATGCAAATGGAAAACACCGAACTTTTTGATGAGCTAGACACTTTGATTTTATGCCAGGAGGCTTTGATCGAATTGTTGAGTTCCGTACCAGAAGGTATATGTTCAACACACAAGCTTGCCGTTTTACTTCATTACCTTCAGTCACAGCAAGTAAGCCTGATAGAAGCGTTAAAACGATGAACGTCAGCCCGCCAAGTGCGGGCTTTTTATTTACAGAACGTGTTTAAATTTGACTGAATTCAAAATGCGATCCATTCTACTGGCTTTTAAAAGGAGTTTAATATGTTTAGAACTATCGTGTTTCTTTCTGCTTTAGCCATTGGCGCTTGTTCAAATACGTCTGGGCTAGCCCCAAAAGTCAGTCATTCTGGTTTTGATAATTCAAAAGTCGTTAATATCGCACCGCACGGTAACGCTTGCACTTACATAACTTGCACTGGCTTCGGTCTTCAATGGAATAGTAAGTATCCAGATGATGCTTTTATGATCGTTCAAGTATTCAATAACGTCACTCCAATTTTTGGTGCGCAGTTAAATATTGACGGTGACATTATCACGTTAAAAGAAAGCCAACTTGTTTCGAGTTACGACGTCGATGGCTATACGCGAAACAGTTCGAAAGCTTTTTCAGTGAGTCTAGAAACCCTTGAGAGCATTGAAAACGCCAATAGAGTGTGGATGCGAGTTGAAACGCCCGACGGTACAATAGAGGACGCTATCATAGACAATGGTAAAGATAGTAAGTCATACCATGCGCTCAAACGTTTTTTACTTGAAGTTAAAAGTTAACCTAAACCCAGACTAATCCCACCTATCTCACCGCCATCGCTACGATGGCGGCATGAACCAAGAAAATCTCACTTACTACTACGGCCTTAAGTCGAAAATTCAAGCTCTTTCTTTAGCACATCAAGTTTGTAATGTGTTGGGCCATGGCTCGACTGGCTGTGCTACGAACCTGCTGCTTGAAACTGCAGCAGCTGAAACGTGCCTTGGCCTTTATGAAGACCCGACGCCTGGCGGTGCTGGCATGGGCTTAAATCAGCACGATTTAATCGGGTTTCAAGACATCATTAGCCGCACACCCATGCGATTGGTAAAGACTATTCATATGCACTTCGGCTACGACATTCGAAAGCTGGTGCATACCGATTTGGCCAATGACCCGCTTCTTAGCTTCATATTCTGTCGTCTGCACTATCGCTTACGGCCAGAGCCAATCCCTTCGTCATTGCGAGGTCGCGCGGAGTACTGGAAACAGTTTTACAACTCAATGGCAGGTAAAGGCACAGTTCAACACTACTTAGACAATGCTCATGCATATCTTTACTGCCTAACGCCTTCAGACTTGAGCACACCACCATGCCCGTAAGCAAATTTAACCAAGAATGGTTTAACACGGGTCGCCGTGCTCGTTTTAAAGCCGAGAAACAAGCGAGAATGTCGGGAACCCTTACGCTGTTACCTGAAAGCAGCTATCGCGCTACTGCTCA